TGGATATCGATGAGACTTACCGTATCGATGCAGGGGATGTCTGGCATGAACGGTTTGCCCCGACACTCAACTATGAAGAGGGCCGGAACTTTATGGGCATGTCGCCGGTGAAGGTGGCGGCTAATATTATCAATTCTCAAAACAAGGGTTATGAAGTGACGGCAAAGATATATGCTGCCGGTCATCCGCCGGGAATTTTATCAAAAGAAGTCGAGGGAGGGGATGAGACAACAGCAGAGCAAGAATCGAAGTTTAGAGAGAGATGGGGAGCAAAATATTCAGGGATACGAGATATTAATAATATAACCATTCCTGTTTTCACGCTCGGTAAATTGTCATATACGAAGATAGGCTATGATAACCTTAAGGAACTGGATGTCATATCCATGAGTGAACACGGTCGGAGAGTATTCTGCAATATCCTGCAAACACCATCGCAATTATTTAACGACACCGCTGCAAGTACTTATAATAATCAACTCCTGGCAGAAAAGGCTATTTATACTAATAGGCTTATCCCTGATGTGTCGCAATTCTGTTCAGGCTTTAACAATATTGTCAGAGCCTACGGGGACTTTTTCATAAAACCTGATTATTCAGAAATTGAATGTCTGCAGGAAGAAAAAGTCAAAAAGGTCGATTGGGTAAGCAAGCTATACCAGGACGGTATTATCACCGGCGATTTATATCTGGAAATGATCGGAGAAGAACCAACGGGTCTGCCGGAGATGCAGGTGCGTTATATTAACGCAAACAGAGTGCCTATGGATTTGTCCGAAGGGCAGAACATAGAACGGAGCGATAAATTTTATCTGGAGCACGGGATAAGTGATTATTATGACAAGCCGAAATTCAGGAGAGATAATGTTGACTGGAGGAGAATATACCAGGAGGGTGGAGCTCATTGGGCAGAAGATTTGCAACCATCGAAGCTGGCACAATATTTCGCTGAAAAATTAGTAAAAGAAAACAAGAATACCATCCTTGAAATAGGATGCGGCAATGGCAAGGATTCAATCCTGTTCGCGGTAGCCGGTTTAGATGTTACGGCAATAGATTTAGTTCCCGAAGCAATAAGATTGTCTGAAAGAAACGCCGAGAGAGCGGGCGTGTCGATAACATTTGAGACAGCGAATGTGGAGTCATTAGAATTTAAGGATTCTTCCTTTGATGCCATCTTCTCCCTTAGTGTCCTGCATTCCACGAACATGAAAAAAAGCATCCCGGAAATTTCCAGAGTACTGAAACCTGATGGGATGGGGATGGTTTTCGTTTATTCCGACGTTCAGAGAATTAACGGGAAGAAGACGCAATTTATTTCCGTGAACGAATTCATTAACTTATTGATTCAGAATGATTTTATAATAACTGATTTATATACCGATTCAGAGGAGGAGTTTGATGAGGCCGGAGAAAAGCACATGCAGATTATAACTGAAATAAAGAAGAAATGAGTAAAACAACCTGGAAGAAATGTAATGGTCGATATTTGTGTATCGCTAAAGAGTGCAGGCAATGGACATCAAACGGCTGCAAGCTCAGGAAAGTTGGGCTTACCTGTGATAATAACGACTGCTATTTCAATGTCAGTCCGGTCCCGGGAATATACCAATGTGGATGTATGGATGTCCATCTGGATGCAGATGGGAAATGTTTAGGGGTTAAAGCTAAATAATTCGAATGATATGACAGCAAAAAAGGAAAAGACAGTATTCACCAGGGAGCAGGTGGTCGAGCTTTTGAATAAGCAGAAAGAGAGATGCTCGCTTTCTATTGATGGCAACTGCACCGAGTTTACAGCAAAGAAAAAGGTGCTGGAGGCGAAACTTGTAATCGAAGAGTGATGTTCTTTTAAATGTTGAGGTTATGAACAGGCGCAGGATGTGGAAAACGATCGACCGACAAAAAGCAAGCTATCGCAACAGCATGAAGCCTGTTTTTATGAGGGCCTTCGATAAGCAGATCCAGCCTTTATACCAGAAGATAGCAGAGACATCCGATATAAGGGATATCGAGGTGCCTCCACTGAATGACAAAGCAATCGAAGAGGCTTATAAACGATTGTATATGGTCACGGCTGTTGATTTTTTCAAGGCAAAAAGGGGACAATGGAAAAAGAGCTTTACAAAACAGGTTGATGATGAGATTTTTGAAGATTTGATAATGCAGAATGTGCTGACATATTTGGAACTACACGCTGGAGAGACGGTGGTCGCTGCAGGCGATACCTCTGTTACTCTCATCCAGCAGCTTTTAAAGAAGCTGACACCTGAAATAATTGATCAGGGCCTCGGAGGGGGGGAAGCACAGACCATGCTCAGGGATATGATTCAGAGCGAATGGCATCAGATGAAATACTTCCGGACGGAGAGGATTGTCAGGACCGAAGTGAACAGGGCCAGCAATTGGGGCAGCCTGGAAGGAACGAAGAGCCTGGGAGTGCCTATGATTAAGGGCTGGCTGAGTGCTTTCGCAGGTGAATCCCGCCCCGAACACATGGATGCCGATGGTCAGAAGGTCGATCTGGAGGAGCCGTTCATCGTCGGAGGCGAAGAGTTACAATACCCGGGCGATCCGGCAGGCAGCGCAGCGAATACGATCAACTGCTTATGTTCTTTATATGAGGAATTAAAATAATGCGAGGTGGTGAAATGGTATCACATAGGTCTCATAAGCCTGAGTTGCAAGTTCAATTCTTGTCTTCGCTACTAATTTGGAGAATATTAGTAGATAGAAGGAAATTAAGAGTATGGAAAATTATGCTTTAATAGGATTATTTTTACTATTGGGATACATAGTAGGGAGAATAGTAGAAAGATCATTTCAAGATTTACATAAAAAATAGCAAACGATGGAAAAAATATTATTTAAAAGTTTTGAGCATCAGGTCAAGGATCTCGATGAAGCAAAAGGGATTGTCACGGTTTACATCAACAGCTTCAACAACCAGGATAGTGACGGTGATATTTCATTGCCGGGATCATTCAAGAGGACATTCAAGAACAATGGCAATACGATCCAGCACTGGCTTAATCATGACAGGGATAAGCTGATCGGAGTACCGATCAAACTTTATGAAGATGACTTTGGTGCGATAGCGGTCTCCCAACTCAACATAAAGAAGCAGCTGGGTAAGGATGTATTCGAGGATTATAAACTATTTGCAGAACATGACAAGACGCTGCAGCACTCGGTAAGGGTCCAGCCTATCAAGTTTGAAGAAGATCGGACCGGGGATCAATATAGTCGGAAGGTAAGCGAATGGAAACTCATCATGGAGTTTTCAACCCTGTACGGATGGGGTGCCAACCAGCAAACGCCATTAATTGATATTAAAAGCCTTAAGGACCTGGAACTGATGATGCGCGAAGGCAATTACAGTGATGAGAAAGCCCTGCTCATTAAAGAGACATATAACAAGTTAAAGAGATTATTGGATACCACAGACCCGCCAGGCACTCCCCCAGGGGACCCGCCAGCACTCGAAGGTGATCTGATCAAATATTTTTATAAACAATTAAAAATTTGATAGTTATGGCAAAAGAAGAAAAAACTGTCGAACAGATAGCGGAAGAGATTAACAGTTCTATTGAAGGCTTGAAAAAGTCTATCAAGGACAAGGTCGATCTCTCTGTTCTCGAGGACAGGTTAGAGAAGATAACACTCAAGCTGGATAAGCTCGTGGATGGGGACGGTAAGACGATCGTTCCTGAAGAAATATCCAAGCAGCAGGAACAGCTTGACGAGATTTCTACCCAGCTCAAGCAGCTCGGGGAACACCAGGCCGGGAAGGGCAAGAGCATGTCGTTGCAGGTTTTTGAGAAAGTCAAAAGCAAAGATTTCCAGGACAAGGTGAAGGCTTATACCGGTGGTCAGGGTCAGATAAATGCTTTCGAGGTGGATATCTCGAAAGTTGCTGCTCTCATTGACACCGATGATATAAATGCCGGGAATATTGAGACACAGATAGAGACCGGTGTCTCCGCAGCTCCCTGGCGAGCTAATCCGATATGGGATAACATCAACAAGGGTGTTATTGGCCAGGGCAGGGATAGTGTAAGCTGGTGGGAAGAAACGACCCGCACCGATTCAGCCGCTATGGTAACAGAGCAGGCAGCTCCAACTGTAGGATCGGCAAAGACATGGACCAAGCAGACCCTGGATATCCTAATGATTAAAGATTTCACGAAGGTGTCAAAGTCTGCACTCGAAGATTTTGAATATATCACCAGTGAGGTCAATGATCTGATGAGTAATGGCATACCCAGATTCAGGGAAGGACAACTGCTCTCCGGAGCAGGGACAACTTATCCCAGGGGGCTCACGTATTATGCCAAGACCTTTGCAAAGCCGGCTAATTTCAATTTAGTGCCCGCGGCCAATGAAGGTGACGTGCTGGCAGCGGCCGTTCTGCAGTGCATGAACGGTGACACTTCAGATACGAACAAGAAGGGGTATGTTCCTAACGTTATCCTCTTGAATCCGGGTGACACCGTCAACATGAGATTGCTGAAAAATGCAAATCAGAGTTATTTGCATCATCCCCTGCTTTCTCCGGACGGTAGCATTTTCACTGGGGCGAGGATCGCCACCAGCCTTGACTTGACCGCCGGTCAATTCGTTGTCGGGGATTTTAGCAGGGCAAAGGCTTATGTGAAACGTGCCATGAGGATATCGTTCCATTACGAGAATGAGAATGATGTTTTAGCCGATTTGGTTCTGGTGTTGGCAAGTATGCGTCTGGCAGGATTGAAGGTTACTACGCATGATGCCTTCGCATTTATCACGGGCACATTCGCTGCAGGACAGGCATTAATTCACACTGATTAAAGAAAGGAGAAAAATATGAAAAAGTTATTAGGAATTATTATCGGGCTTCTCCTTATCGTGGGATTGCAGGCTCAGACATCCGGGACAACTTACACGCTCCCGGCGAACGTGACATGGTATAGTGCTTTTAGTAATAGCCATGTTGGTGACTGGGATGCTACGACACTGAAAGACTCGATAGCAGGAACAGCAGCAGCAAAGACATGGATATTCGCTATCCAGAAGCCCAGACTGTATTATTACCAGTTTTTTGTTGAATATGATACAGTGCTGACTCCCGCGAGGGTACTTGGCAACCATGTCATAGTATGGCTTGATGCGAGTATTGACGGTGTGACATACTGCGCTATTGATAGTGTTTTATTCCATCCTGATTTCAGTTCATTGCCTACACAGATTCAGGCTTCGCCTACATTGGCAGCTCTACGGTCATATAATCTTAAAGATGTGACTACCGGAGTGCTTTGGCGTTATCTCAGAATCAGGGCGATAGGGTTAGATGCGAACAAATGCGCAGTTATCTCTAAGCTGGCCATCAAGATTGGTTTGAGAGATTAAGTTAAATGATGAACGAGGGGAGCAGATGAATAATCCCTGCTCTCCTTATTTAAAATCGAGATTATGAAATTAGTGAAAGTAGAATTGAAAACGGGGAAAACCATCGAAGTGCTCCCCCAGGAAGTTGAGATCCTGAAAGAGGCCGGAATGCTGAAAGAATCCAAAGTCCCGAACGTGACCAAAGAGGAAAAAGATGTCGGGAAAACGAAGCAGGATAAGAAAATCCAGCGCAGATCAGCAAACTGGTATCCTGGGCCGGGTGAAACAGAAGAACCACCTCCAAGACCAGCAAATATTGATTCAAAAAGTTTCAAAACAGGTAAGAAGTAATGGACACACGGATCAAGACCGATTTAGTACAGGAGCCTCTCAGCCAGGATGAGCTTTCAACTTTTATCAAGTTCGAAGATGATAACGCTGAGGAGGATCTGCTCATAACCAATATGATCAGCTCAGTCCGTGCACATTTTGAGAAGCGGACAGGTCTGGCATTTGCAGAAAAGACCTTCGAGACCTTGTTCCGGTACGATGACAAGCCATACCTCCTGCCCCGATCCCCGGTTATCAGTGTCGACAAAGTCGAGACTGTCGATTACCTGGGAACAAAAGTCGAACTGGTACTGAATTCCGGTTATTACAAAAGAGGCCTGTACGAAGTCTTGATCCAGGCATCGGAGATGACCAGCGACAGATATTATGATCTGCTGGTTACTTATAAGGCAGGATATGGCCATGCAGATACCGAAAAACTACCGGCAGACCTTCTGGAATGCATGAAGATGCAGGTCAAACAATGGTATGACAACAGGGATGATTTCTTCGAGTTCAATATCCTCGGCAGTATCGACAAGATTCTTAACAAGTACAAGACGAAAGTAATATGAGGCCAACGAAGTATAATAAACGGATAACTGTCCAGCAAAGGATAACAGTTGAGAATGATATCGGAGGCTGGAGCAACACATGGACTGATATGTTTTCTTGCTGGGCCTCGGTGGTACCGGTTAAGGGATTTAAGAAACTCGAATATGCCAAACTTGAATACAATGAGGCATACGAAGTGGAGATGCGCAAAAGAATGATAAACGCAGACGGTGACTGCCGCATAGTTTTTAAGGGCAATAATTACCAGATCATCTCCTTTATGATCGATGATGACAAAGTTAACCTGGATATAGCAAAGACCGCGGGATGATAACTTTTACAATAGATGACCGGCAGTTCCGGCGGCAGATGCGACAGTTTGCCAAACGCAAAGACGCTGAATTCAAGCATGCTGTCCTCCGGGCAACTCTCGAGATGGAGAAGCTGGCCAAGATGAAGGTCCGGAACTTCACCCGTAGTGCAAAAGTGAAAAGCGGGTTCCTGATAAATAACATCCGCAAACGGATCATAGCATCAGGACTGACAGGAGAAGTTATCAGCTGGGCCGGATACTCCCAGGCATTCGAAGAAGGAACAAGGCCGCACATCATAAGGGCCAGGAACAAGAAAGTCCTTGCCGGACCAAAACGAGGTGCTCCTGCAGGATGGGATATAAGCGCGAAGAGCGCCTCGATGGGTTATGCCACCTATGGCAAGCAAGTACAGCATCCCGGCACGAATCCGCATCCTTATATGTATCCGTCATGGAGATTCGCATGCCAGCAACTGGAAAAACTTATTAAACAAGCATTATGACATACAGGGATCCTTCACAGCAACTACTGAAAGCTTACCAAAACATACTGGATGGACATATCATTTATGAAGGTGAGACAATAACCGTCGGTACCAGGATCCCCAGGAAGAAAACGAAATATGTCTACCTGTATATCGAGGCAACGAATAACTATTCAACAGGTGACAAGGTTCTTTACAATATCACGATGGCCATGCAGATAGTGAGCCTGCAGGATATTAGCGAAGGCGACGAGACAGTCGTGAACAGTATTCTTGATCAGTTGCTGGGAATAGTCGGCGATCCCGACTCGATAATCATGAATGATTTTACCGCCCTGACCAGCACTTTTGGAGACTCGGAACATGATACGGAGATGAGCGAATCCAATTATATTATAATTAAAAAATTACGAATGTTACACTTTATAGAACAAAAATGAAAATGAAAAAGATTAAATTTTTTATGCCGCTAGCATTTATAATGCTGGCCGTAATTCTACTCGCCACAACAAGCGTGCGTAATGCCCGCCTTATTAGCCGGTTGACGGTAACGGAAAATCTTGTCACGCCGACGACCTCCACATTTATAGAGATCAACGGGCTTGATGAGGTTGTAAACTACACACCTGGCAGTCTCCGTTTTGATGTTGACAATATATGGGCAGATACCGTCTGCCATACAGGTATAATAGACCTGACAAGCCTTACCAATTCGCTTGGTGAGACATTGGATCTGACGGGTGATGTCATTGTTGCCGCTAAATTCCGTTTGGTTGATGTTCTCGGGGCAACATGTGTCATAAGCAATGGAGTATCAACTTCTTATCCTCTTTTTGGTACTACGTACTCGTTTCAGCTTAACGCTAATCAAAGCCTGCTTTTCAAGGCAGACACGGTGCTTGCACCTGTCTCCGCGTCATTAAAACATATTACTTACACCGGGAGCAGCGATGCGGCAATACTTTATGTAATTCTGTTAACAGCAGATAGTTATCAATAATTAAAATTTATAGAGATGGGAAAAGTACCAGGTTACAAAATTGTATTACAGTTCGATAGCAAGACCCTTGTCGGTTATCGCAGTCATAGCATGGATGCAGAGGCTGATATGGGCGATGCAACGACTGGAGCATCAACAAATCAGTGGAAGGAAGTTATCCCACTGTTCAAAGGCATGGAATTTAGTGTTGATGGTCTTTATGATCCTGTCGCTGGGGACAATAAAAGCTTTGATGATGCTTTTGATCTATTGAAAGGTGGGACTAAATTCACGGCTAAGTACGGCAACACAGAAACCGGCAGTAGATATTATTCCGCGGATGCTTATATCCGCAGGGTGCATATCGACGGACCTCATGATGATCTTGCCAGTTATACTGTTGATGTTATCGTGACAGGTGAGCCGTCAACGGGCGTAGTTGGGGCATAATGGAAAAATGGCAGGCAGAGATAAGCCTTAAATTCAAAAGGGTTCCCTGGCGCTTTAAGGTGGGCTTTACCTATGAGTGGAAGGCCTGGCTTTTGGCCTATGACCATTTTGACGTGGGACCGGAAGAGTTCTCAAAGCTGGATATCGATAAGCAGATCACTGGACTGGCTTACGGTGCAGCAGCTTGGCACTTGTTAAAGAATGGCAAGAAGGTTTTCTTCAGATATGTTGATCTGGAAGAAGCATTGCTAAAGGCCACCAAAGCCGAGAATATGAAGTTGACCGATGCCATGTCGTATGCCAAATTCCCAGACTGGCTGAAAGCCTGCAATGAAGCAGGAAAAAAAAAAGAAGAGACTTAATAATCTCCGACATTTATGACATGGCCTTTGCTGAGCTGGGACTGACGGAAAAAGAGTTTTTCTCAATGCCTCCATTTCGGACATATATGATGCAGATGAGATATAACAGGGAGATAGAACGACGATGGGAACAGACAAGGTTTATAGCTTCAATGCAGCACAATACTGCTCAGGGAAGGAAAAGAAACATAACACCCCAACAGATTATAAGACTTCCTTTTGATAATAAATCGGGGATACCGGAATGGAATAGAGAGGAGGCTCTTGAGTTGATAGCAAAATGGCCGGATATACCAAAAAACTGATGTAGAATGAAAATTATTGGTCAGCTGAAAGCTATTTTAGGGTTAGACAAATCCCGTTTCGACAAGGGTTTTGATGATGCTGAGAAAAAAACCAGCAAATTCAATTCAGGCATGAAAAAGCTGGCAGGTATTATGGCTGCTGCTTTTGGTATAGGAATACTTATCAATTTTGGCAAGCAGCTTATTGGACTTGCATCAAAAGTCGAAGGAGTAAGAACTGCCTTTGAAAGACTTGGAGATCCGACTTTACTTGAACAATTAAGAACAGCGACAAGAGGTACGGTTACTGATCTTCAATTAATGCAAAAGGCTGTCCAGGCAAAGAACTTTAAAATACCACTTTCCCAGTTAGCCACTTATTTTGAGTTTGCCACAAAAAGAGCTATACAGACGGGAGAATCGGTTGATTACCTGGTGGATTCCATTATAACAGGCATCGGGCGTAAGTCGGTACTTGTTATGGATAATCTGGGGATCTCAGCAGTGGAACTTCAAAATGAGGTTAAAAAGACAGGTGATTTTGGAATTGCTGCCGGAAATATCATCCGCAGGGAACTCGAATCAATGGGTACCGTTGCGGAAACAACAGCAATAAAGATCGCTTCTATAAAAACAGCTTGGGAGAATTTGAAGACATCACTCGGAGAGGCCATTATTGGAAGCGATAAATTACAGTCATTATTAGATTGGGCA